TTTACTTTGTGATGGCTCAGCAGTTTCAAGAAATACATATAGTGAATTATTTACCGCAATTGGAACTACATATGGTATAGGTGATGGAATTAATACATTCAATTTACCAAATTTAGAAACAAGGGTTATAGCAGGTTATAAAGCTACAGACCCATCTTTTAATCCAATTGGATTAACTGGAGGGATAAGCAGTAACACGTTGGTAGCAAATAATTTACCTCTACATACACATGGAGCAACAGGTTCAGTGTCAAATACAGCAACAACAACCATTACTGACCCTGGACATCAACATTTATTGGTTTATGGAGGTTCAATTGGAGCTGGTCGTTCAGTATATGGTGATTATCTTTTAGGTGGTCCAATTAATTTTTTTACACCTCCAACACCAGACGCAAATAACGCATCAGCAGTTTCAGGGCCAGCAGTTGCGGCATCAACTACTACAGGTATAACAGCTGGTACAAGCGTTACTTCTACGGCAACAATTACAGTCGGAAACAATACTACAACAAATAGTTCTTTCAGTAATTTACAACCGTATATGGTAATGCGTTATTATATTAAATACAGTGCTAGTAATTCGTCGTTTGGACCCACAGGACCTACTGGTGCGGCAAGTTCAGTACTAGGTCCTACTGGTCCCACGGGGTTTACGGGAGCTACAAATCCAAACGCTACTGCTATTACTATTACAGATACAAATACAAATCAAACATATTATCCCACATTTGTTGGAAGTACAGGAATACAAAATTTATTAGCAGATATTTCTACAACTCCTTTTTCAGTCAACCCTAACACGGGTGACTTGCGTCTTGCTACAACTTTAAAATTAGACCCTTCAAATAATAATATTGGTATTGGTAGTAGTGCTGGTTTAACGAACCAATCAGGTAACGCAATTGCGATTGGTAGTGGAGCAGGACAAACTAATCAAGGAGCAAATTCTATTGCGATTGGAAATCTAGCAGGACAAACTAATCAGGCAGCAAATTCAATCGTAATTAACGCAACTGGAACAGGAGTAACGGGAGCTACAGGAAGTGCTAGTTATATAGCTCCAATTAGAAATCCAAATACTAGTTATAATAATTTTTTGAATTATGATACTTCCACTAACGAAGTAGTTTATAATTATTTTATGCTACCAGTTGGTGCTACAAGTACTAGACCAAGTCCTGCAGTTACAGGAATGATGCGTTATAACACCACCACAGGATATCCCGAATTTTACAATGGAACAAGTTGGTTACTATTTTCAGTTGGGACACAGGCAACATTGACAGTTTCCGCAGGTTTAACATCTTATGTCACAATTGTTTATGTGAATTCATCTAATATAGTTGTAGGTTCGCCGGTTCAAGGTGGGTTCACAATATATACATTTAAAGACACATCAGTCACTGCTCCTGGAACAACCAGGACTGGAACAGTCACACCGAATTTTACAGGGAGTGTTGAATATTTGGTGGTTGCAGGAGGAGCAGGTGGTGGTGGTGGGGACGGAAGCGGTTCTGGTGGAGGAGGAGGAGGTGCTGGCGGATATTTGTCAAACTATGGAGGTACTGGTTTGTCAGTAATAGTAACATCATATACTCTCACAGTTGGAGCAGGTGGTGCGGGCGGAAATGGTGCAAGTGTTGGATCTAGTGGAAGTAGTTCTGTATTTAGCACAATAACAACTGCTGGCGGTGGTGGTGGTGCAAACAATTTTATAGCAGGAGTTGCTGGCGGTTCAGGCGGTGGTGGTGGTTTAAGAGCTAATTTTGCAGGAGGTGCAGGAAATACTCCTTCAACCACACCATCTCAAGGAAATAATGGTGGAAACGCATTGTCCACAAATGTTGGTGGCACTGGTATTGGTGGTGGTGGTGGTGGTTCAAGCACAGTTGGAGCATCTGGAGATGCTGGTGCTAATGGTGGTGCTGGAACATCAAATTTGATATCTGGAACATCAACAACATATGCTGCTGGTGGTGGTGGAGGTGGATATAACTTTAATGGCGGTGTTGGAACTGTTGGAGTTAGCGGTGATGGTGCCTCACAGGGACAAGTTAGTTCAAAAGATGGGTTTCCAGGAACAAATGGTCGTGGAGGTGGAGGAGGAGGAGCAGCAACATTAATTGCCACAGCAACTGGAGGTTCAGGTGGTTCGGGTGTTGTTATAATTCGGTTTCCTTCATATTTTTCTTAATAAAAAATACGACTTGTTCTTGTGAATCATATTTAAAAAATTGCTTTATTATTAGTTATAAATGATTGCTTTTACTTCTATTAATTAAAAAATTTCTAAAAAGTATTTGATTTTTGTATTTTACAAAAAAATAAATTAAAATAATAAAAAATAATTATTTTAATTTTAAACTCTATTTTGACTCCATCTTTCTATCCATTCTTTGAAACATTTTGTGCAACTTTTTCTAAAAGTTGTTTTAGTATTCTGGTGTATGCTTCTTAAATAAACACCCTTGCGGACTCAAATTCTTAATATCAGTAGAAACCACTCCTGGATTCTGATTTGAGCAAGTCGACATCCAAATCTTAATAACGCAAAAGTTCTTTTTCGGTGAAATTGTAATTCCAGTTACACAATTGACAAATCCATTTTGTTTGCTTAATGTTTGTCCGACCATTGAATAACTTAACTCTCTCCATACTTCACACACACTTTTATTTGAAACTTTGTATGAGAAACATCCTCCATCTCTATTTAGTGGGTCCTCCCACGTAGGCTTCACACCATCACGCATAAAGAACAACATACAGTTTTTTACTAGAATATCCGGCAATGTTTCAATAACGGCAATTGTTTCCTCAACCGTTTCCGTCGTATACACCTTCTTATAACTATTTATACTCCAATCAGTATCATGAGGCAAATGAGCCCATAATGTCCATTTGTTGGTTAATTTATGAAATTCTTCAGTATTACTATTGTCCATTGTTATTATTTGTGGTGAAGCCATTTATATTATATATATTTCAATTTTTTTTATATTGTTTTATTAATTCAATTAATTCAAATAATTCAATTAATTCAATTCACTTCAAACTTCTACTTCTTAATTATTTACGTCTTTAACAGAAGAAATCTTATAATCATCCTTTCTAAGCGTTAAATAGTTATATTTATTTAATTTAATCTCATTCACATCTTGGTCTAAAATTGTAATCTCATAATTATCAAGATTGCCACTGTAATAATAGTTTACAATTTTTACAAATTTTGGATAATGAGTTTTTAACAAATACATAACAAAATCCTTATTAATAACATTATCTACTAGCATATAATTATAGTCATCTGTAGTTAATTTAATCTTTTTAATTTCACTATAAATCAATATTTCTATTAAAACAAAATTATAACTTGTTTTCTCACAAACATAATGAGTTTCCTCAAATGGAACAAAATTAAAAACCTTCTTATTAATTCCATTTGTGTAAATAGTCATTTTATGTATACTATTTTCATCAGGTTCGATTTTCTTATAATTTTCTAATAACCACTTTTTACTAGATGTTTCAATAACTGTGCCGTCACTAATATATTCTACGTCTTGTGTCTTTACAAAAAATTCACAAAAATTATTAATGGTTTTTTTCACAGATGGATAATTTGATAGAAAAGAATTATATTTACTTGCTATGAATTTGCTGGTTTGCATTACTTTCATTTGAATTTTAGTAAAGCCATAAACACCACAATAGGATACTTTCATTAGACAATTATTATATGTTTCAGGATACATATTTTTAAAAGCTAGATTAAAAAAATAAAAGGTAAATGCGTAATTTGTGATTTTTATAATATTCATTATTTAAGTATAATGCTGAATTATATTTAAATAGATATAATAAATAATTTATTTTAGTTATAGTTTTTATTTGTTATATTTGTTATTTTTAACTTTGATATGCTGGGTCACTTGAGCCAGTTGGTGGCGGAGGTTGATAACTAGTTGTAGAAGAAGTTGTATTACTATTACTAGAAGGAGCCGTCGGAGGTTTGGGAACAATAACATTGGGTGATTGATAATAAACAGGGTTTGTTAAAGAATTATAATATGGGTTGTAAATAACTATATTACCATTTGCGTCTACGGTTACATTATTTGAAGTACTTGACGTATTTGTGGCATTATTACTACTATCCTGACATGAATAATTTAACGAACCTGTTGTAGAATTTAAACCAAATATATATAACAACAAACTCACAATAACGGTCATTAAAATAAAGGGAATAAAAACAATAATCCAAGATATAGTATTTAAACCACGCTGACACAAAATATTTAATAGCATTGTAACCATTATCGTTACTATAACTTTCATTGCTACTGTATTATATAATCCATTGTATAAATCAATAAGTATTTGTGTTATTGAAAATATTAAATAAATAATAGCCGGAGCACATAAATTTATCATTTTATATTATATTTATATTTTTATTTTCTTTTTAAAAATTCATTTTGCTTTAGTTTTCTTCATTATAAAAAATGGGTTCGCTATCTTTGAAATAACCGATTTTATCTCCTACATCACCGTCCTTATCTAAAATGTAAATGAAACCATTTACTTCATTATTAGTACAATATGTTTCGTCATCGATTTCAATTTCAAACAATTCTTCGTCTTCTTCTACGCTTGCTTCTGGTTCTACGCTTGCTTCTGGTTCTACGCTTGCTTCTGGTTCTACGCTTGCTACTACTTCCTTTTTAGTTGCTAAATCATTCGATGTTTCAACAACACTTTCTTCATCAGATGCCTCGGTGTCTACATCATCTTCCTCTTCTAAGCCTGCGACAGAGCTTGCTACTGTTTCCTCTTCCTTATCAGATTCTTCCTTATCAGATTCTTCCTCATCAGATTCTTCCTTATCAGATTCTTCCTTATCAGATTCTTCCTCATCAGATTCTTCCTTATCAGATTCTTCCTTATCAGATTCTTCCTTATCAGATTCTTCCTTATCAGATTCAGGAACACATACACCGCAATATTTCTTTCCATCCACAACAGTTATATCACTATCTAAAATAACACGACATTCGCAATCACAACAAATATTATCATTATTACCTTCAATACTTGAATCCTCTTCAACACTTGAATCCTCTTCAATATTGAGTCTAATATTTTCCTTCTCTAATCGAACCGTAATAGGCTCTTCTTTAATCACTACTACATGAACATTTGTATTATCATCCGAATCAGTGTCACTTGTTAAATCAATGATATTTACACCTTTTAATTTATTTATTTCTTCTTGAAGTAACTTATTTTTCTCAAGTAAATTTTTGATAAGCGAAATCTTTTTAGGTGACTTCTTTTTCTTATTCGAAGAGCTCTTCTTTACATTAAATGATTTATATGTATCCATATTATGTTTAAAAGCAGGTAAATTTAAAACAGCATTATAATTTTCCTCAAACAATCGATATTTAAATAAAAATTCTTGAAGCATATCTTCTAATCGCTCCTTTATTATATTATTTAATTCATTTAATAGCGGTTCAGTATTAAACAATTCTTTATTATATGTAATTCCACTTCCCATTTTAGTTATATTTTAATATATAACTATTCGTTTAATATGATTTAAAAAATAATTTATGTATTTCATATATGGAAAAATCTGATACTCTAAAAGAAGACGAATTGGTTCAAATGGTATTAAGACAAACTAACTATTCTGAATCCGAGGCCAAGGATAAATTAAAAGAATTCAACAACGATGCAATTTTAGTAATTAAGTCATACTTTGGAATCGCTGAAAAAAAGGCACCAGAAAAGGTGAAGTCTGTGAATCAGGAGATTTACAAACAATTCAGGCTAAAATTAGACAGTTCTATGAAAGAATATAGAGACATAAAAGGTGGTAATTTGTAATTGGTAATTTGTATATTAAATCAATCATTAATATATAAATAATTTTTTATTTGTATTGTAATTTTATTTTTTACCTTTGCCTTTGACCTTCTTTATTGCACTAGATACAGCAGTAGTTGCGGTAGCAAGACCTGGTATAGATGGAACTTGGGCTCCATTCAATAAATTATATTTATTAATATGTTCAATCGCATAAATAATAACAAAAATTAATAAAAACAATAAAATTTGTTTATAATATTTTAAAAATAAACTCCACCAACTATCATCGCTTTGTTGAATTATAACATTAGTATTTGTATCATTGTTTTCATTATCGGGATTTACAAAATCAGTGCTACTGTTCATTGTTTATATTATATTATAAAAATAAAATAATATAATACAATACCCTAAATTATTTTTATTGAATTAAACCAAACTTTTCATTCATTATGTTATTTTTGGATTGAACTTTTTTCTGAACCGTTTTCTTAATTTGATATGTATTTGACGGAATAATTTTGTTGTTTATAATAAAATCATCATTGTCTTCGTGTAACTCAGGAAGAATACGTGTTAATGGCTTATCAACAATTAAAAATAAACGCTCGTTTCTCAACAATGAACGATATTCTTGTATACTTAGATTACCATAATACTTATCTAACATATAATATGGGTTCGGTGACGGCTTAATGTTTTTCGTGTAATTATATATTTTTGAATAAATATGATTAATTAAATGGTATCTTTCGAATTTGGTCGAGCTGTCAATATTTTCTTCCATTAAATACGCAGTAGAACACTCTGGACTACAAAAACACCCATAAACATGGTATGAATCTTTAATTTGATATTTCGGGATATAAACTGGCGGACTATCAAAGTCACAAGTACACCAGAAACAAGCAGATTTTTTATTACTAATATTATTAATATGTAAATTGTGTTCTAATTGTTTCAGTTTTTTCCACAAATCTCTTGTTTCTACTTCTTTATTAACTGTTGTTGAATCATCATCATCATTATAATTGTATTTATCATCATATATTTTAGTATTAAAAGTAGTATTATTAAAATTACTCGAAATGTTTGAGTAGTTATTATCAAACATTGAGTTGTTATTAAAAGTACTGCTAGAATTATTAGAAAAAATATTAGCTGATATATTGGCTGACATATTGGCTGACATATTGGCTGATATATTGTCTGATATATTGTTAGAAACAATTTGATTACTAAAGTTTGTATTGTTATTTTTTGTTGATGTATTTCCTGTCGAAGGTGGGGTATTTAATAAATCATTATCACCAATAATTTCATATGAAATCTCATTTTTACAAGAAGAAAAATTAAAACTTTCAATGTTTGTATTTATTGTTGTTGATTGTAAATCATTTAATGAACATTTTAAATGTAAAATAATATTAGGCTTCACGTCCTTATTATCATTTAATGAAACAACTTGTTGAATAATTTTACCTCCTTTTGGTTTCCTGCCACGCTTTTTAGCTACAGGCTTTTCTTCTGTATTTGCGTTTTCAGTACTGTTGATAATTTCATTAATTAAATTATTTGTTACATTAATATCATCGCTTAAATCTTCGCTTAATAAAGTATTATCAATAGCATTCGAATTATCGACAATTACGCACGTAATATTGCTTAAACTGTTTTTCTTCTCAGCAGCAATCAACTCCAACTCCTTCTTGGATTTTCTACCTCTCTTTTGCTTAACAACTACAACATTTTCACCATTTTTTATTTCAGACATTTATATAATTAATAAAAAAGATTAATTTAAACTGTTTTATTATATAATATTTCGTTGCATCCATTTTTACATTTTTTTCCATGTACAAGTATAGTTTTTATTTTGCGTAGATATATACATATTTCCATCATTACCTATCATTTTTTTACCACAATTTGCTCCATTTGCTGGATATGGAGGTGATTTTCTGTTTTTATATTTTTTTAATGTCTTACTATGATTATTTATTTCATTTCTGACCTTAGTTATTTGTCTTTGCCTTTTTGCTTTACGTTGTTTTTCAGTAGGACCCAAAATTTTACTTTTTAATGATGTAAAAAATGCCATTATATATTATATTATATTATATAAATATATTATTTATATAAATTATTTTTCTATTAATAATTATTATGATTATTAGTATGATTATTATCATAACATTCACGACAAACGGGAATATAGTTATCAGAGCCAACTAATGTTTGACACGTTTCAACTGTTAATCTCATTGAAAATATTCCGGATTTTCCATTTTTACATATTGAGCACAATGATGTTAATTTAGTCACCTTATCACACAACGGTATTAAATCTAAAATTTGCCCGAATTTTTTACGTTGAAAATCGCCATCCAGACCACAAACATATACTTTATTACCCATTTTCAATAAATGCACGACATATATAAATAAATCTTCGAAAAATTGCCCTTCATTTATCAGGTATACCTTTGCATCTTTTAATCTCTCATAAGTAGACATTAAATTATTTGTTTGAACACAAGGAATCATAACTCTATCGTGGTTTGATAAAAGCAAATCGTCATATCTTGTATCTAATGAGTGATTTATAACAACGCAAGGTATATTACAAAACTTACATTGTTTGTAAATATCAATTAATCTGCTTGTCTTACCTGAAAACATGGGACCGATTATCAACTCAAGATAAGATTCGTTACTTTCACTAGATGGTGTCGTCATTTTATTACTATTATACATGTATTATTCTTTAATATTTTATTTCAATTATTTTTACAAATAATATTTTTTACAAATAATATTTTTTACAAATAATATTATTTTAAATTTTAAAAATAGAATTTTTTTAAGTAATATTATCAATAATTATAAGTAAGTATTTAAATAAAATTTATTATTAATAAATAACTAATAATAAATGAGTAAAATTCCCTGGACAGAAGCATACAGACCAACCGAATTTGACAATATTGTATTAGACCCCTTAAATAAACAAATTCTAAAAAACATAATCGAATCATCGTATTTTCCTAATGTTCTTTTTTACGGACCCCCAGGAACAGGAAAAACAACAACCATCATTAATTTAATTAATTCGTATCAAGCTAAAGTTGGAATTAAAAACAAAGATTTAATTATCCATTTAAATGCATCGGATGAAAGAGGGATTGATATTATCAGAAACCAAATTAGTTTTTTCGTCAACTCTAAACCATTGTTTCACGGTGGAATGAAATTTGTCATTTTAGATGAAGTTGATTATATGACAAAAAACGCACAACAAGCACTTAAATATCTTTTACAAAATTACTCAAGCTCTGTTCGATTTTGCCTTATTTGCAATTATATTAGTAAAATTGATGAAGGATTACAAAACGAGTTTATGCGTTTACGTTTCAATCAATTACCAAAAAATGATATTATTCGGTTTCTTAAAAATATATCCACTACCGAAAATTTGATGATTTCCGAAAAATCATTAGAATTAATTCAAAAATTATATAAATCGGATATAAGAAGTATGATAAATTTTATGCAATCAAAGCAAGACACATTTAAAATCGAAAATATTAAAAATGATAAAATTGATAAAAATGCTAAAAATGAACTAGAATTTATAATAGATGATAACATTTGGGAAACTATCACGCATATGATTGTAAATAAAAAAGGCATCCATAATATTGAACCTTTTATTCATAATATAAGTATTAATTACAACATTGATAAAAAAAATATAATTAAGGACTACATAAATTATATTATTCGAAATAAACCAGAGACCATATGTCCAGAATTTTTAAATTTTGTTGAAAATGTAATGCATTCACAGGAATGTAATAATAAAACCCATTTGTATTATTCGCTCTCTAAATTGTCGTCATTTATTTGAAGACTACATAAATTATCCGATGAATTGTAACTTTTCATTCGAATTTTTAATTTAAGCATAAAATCATTCGGCGGAGAGCTTTTCGTGGGGTCGAAAAAATTCTGTTTAAGACTGTATTCGCTTTGAATATTACTAAAGTCTTTCATACTTGTAGATAAGTTTTTTTTGATAGGGATGTTTTTACTTCTTTCATCGATGACCTGTGGAGTAGAATACATTCTTTATATTTATAATAAAGAAAATAATTGATTTAGAATTAATATAAAGAATATAAAGGTAAAACACAATATATTAGTAAGAATGCCTAAATCTAAGTCAACATCGACTTCAACAACAAAAAAGTCGTCTTCTAATATTGAAGATGAATGGATGAATTTTATATCAAATGATTGCGACGAAAATGACATGGACGATGAAGATTTACCTGATGATTTAGAAGACATGAATGAAATTATAAAAAAGAGTGGTGAGACACTGAGTGCTAATTTGAATTTTGAATTTAATACTGACACCCCTAAAGCGAATGAAATATATATATCAACTAAAACTAAGATTGCCTATCTAAATCAACACATTGACCTAAAAGAAGTTTTCTGGAAAATACCTGTTTTGCCTTATACTATGCCTAGAAATGGCGTTATTAAAAAGCAAATGAAGTTCAATTCGTCTACCATTGAAGATTATGAGATTATTCAAGAATTGGTTAAAAAGGAAACATATTATGAGGAAAATGTAATAACTAGCATTAATAACCCGTCGGGTAGAATTAAGTTCAAAGACATTCGAAAAGTTAGCATCGGTATTTCCAAGAAAGACATTATGAGTTATCGGTCGAAAAAGAAGAGTGCGTTTTATAATTGTTTTGTCATCATATTACGATTAAATGATGCGGGAATATATAAAGAAATCCATGTAAAAGTGTTTAATACTGGCAAACTGGAGATTCCAGGAATACAAAACGAAAGAATATTTAATATGACATTAGCCTTGATTATAGAGACAATTCAACCTCATATTGAAAATAAACTGGAATATAAAAATGATAGTAATGAAACCGTTTTAATCAATTCAAATTTTAATTGTGGGTTCTTTATTGATAGAGAAATATTATATGATGTTTTGAGATACAAGTATAATATTCACGCTATTTACGACCCTTGCTCTTATCCAGGAATTCAGTGTAAGTTTTATTATAATCCAGATACTGATATTCAGCTTGGTTGTCAAATTTCAGAGGAAAATAAACACTTGTATAAGAATATTAACGAAATCTCATTTATGATTTTTAGAACCGGAAGTGTATTAATCGTGGGTAAATGTGATGAAAATGTGCTTATGATTATTTATGAATATCTCAAAATAATTCTTAATAATGAATTTAAGAATATATGTCAAAAAAATATGAATCTTAACGATAGTGCTTTATTGAAACTGAAGGATAAGAATAAGAAGAAGAAGATTCGAAAGAAGATTATTATTGTGGATATTTAAAAGACTGTTGTGTTTATTAGATTATTGACAAAACCAAGCAATAAATTTTTCAGAACTATCGTGTATGTAATTATTTTTATCGTCACTATGTATTTTTGATACACAATTTTTTATTATTTCTTCGTTTTTATTTATTTTACTTATTTTTCTTATTATTAACAATACTATTTCTAAACACTTATTAATATTTTGAAATTCAATGTTTAAAAAC